CATCAACAGGGATTCCACAACTTGGAATTAACTTCAAGACCATCGCTGATGATTTCAAATACTTAGCCAACAAACACAAACAAATCAATTCGTTTGGTATTGGTGATACAGACCAATTGGGTTATCTAATTCAGTCAAGAGACAAACAAGAGAACCCATCAGATAACTCACCATACTTCCCACTACTTTATGTTGTTCCATCTAATATTAAGAATGACCTTAGATTCAAAACTTGGACATTCAATGTCGTAACACTCGATATAGTTGAAAGGGATTTAGCGAACTCACTTGATACATTATCTGATACCTTACAAATCTTGAATGATGTTATAAGTCAATTCAGATTATCTGTAACAAACAATCAGGGTAATTTTAACACACTCTATTATCTTGATGATACGGTTCAATGTAACCCCTTCCAAGAGAAGTATCAGGACTTATGTAATGGATGGAATGGATTATTACAAATCAAAACTAAGACCCCATTAGACAGATGTGCTGCTGCGTTTAATACATTTACAGGGACACCAATCTATCACGAAGGAATCAACCTAAGAACCTTCATATATGATTTCCAATTGTTAGCAGACCATCACAAACAAATCAATTCATTTGGTTGGGGTGACTTCGATGATTTCTCTTACAATGTAGATTCAAGAGACAAACAAGATAACCCAACATATAATCCACCATATTATCCTTATATGTATGTGATTCCAAACAACGCAACACAAGAGTTTGGATTTATGACTTATGAGTTTAATATCATCATTGGAGATATTGTGGATAGAGATTTGAACAATATGATTGATGGATGGTCAGATACAAACCAAATCCTTGATGATATCATTTCTCAATTTAGATTGTCTGTAACAGATTCACTTGGAAACTTTAATCAGGATTATTATCTCGATGATATTGTTGACTGTTCACCATTCATTGAGAAGTATGATGATATGTTAATTGGTTGGACAGCAACTCTTAGAATACAAGTTAAGACACCTCTTGATAGATGTGATGCAGCGTTTGATACGATGACTGGTCCTGAACCAACACCAAATCCAACATTGACTCCAACACCAACAGGAACATTAATACCATCACCTACCCCAACTAATACTGAGACACCAACTCCTACTCCTACAATCACAGATACTCCTACACCGACTCCTACAATTACGGACACTCCAACATCAACTCCAACACCAACAATAACAGACACTCCAACATCAACTCCAACCCCTACAATTACTGCGTCACAGACACCTACAATAACCGCATCTCCAACAGAGACATCAACACCAACGCCTACATTAACTGCATCCCCAACTCCAACAATTACTGCGAGTCCAACACCAACAATCAACCCAACACCAACTCCTACACCAACTCCACCATCAGGAGCACAACTATGGAACACAAACCCAGATACTTGGGATAATGAAAATCAACAATGGAATTTAATCTAAAAAAATATGGCTAACTTATCAGGTCAAACAATACAATCAACATATCCAGGTTTATTAAACTTAAACACTGCGACAACAGGTATCACATCAATACCACAAGCAATCACAGATGGTCTTGGTAATGATACAGGACTAAACATTGCAACTAATTATCTTGCAGCACCTAATCTACTCAACTATTATAGTGAGTTTGTTCCTGATTATGGGGGTGTAGGATTCGGTGCTGGTTCAGCTGCAAACCCAGCAAACAGTAACAACAGGCTAATTTATAGTGCATTTTGGGATTCAGGTGTAAATGCATATTCAGCATTAACTTATAACCTACAAACATTAACAACAACAAATGATACTGTAACATTTTCACTCTATACTGCACAGATGGTAGATGGTATTGGAATTGCACCAAAAGATTTAATTTTGAGTGGTGTTTCAATGACTACAACAGGAACAACAGGTGTTAAAAAAACAAATTTGGTAAGTAATGTAAGTTTCTCAGGTTATAGTGGGGGTGGATATTACATCTACGGATATGTAATAACATCAACAGCTGCAACTCCAACCATAAGATTTACAACAAGAAATACAACAGTTGGGTCATATTCAAACTTTGATTCAATGGGTTTTTTCTTAACATCTGCTGGAACCTCATTAGTACCAGCCTCAAAGTCACTACTACAAGTTAACATGGCCGTTTTGAATACTGTTCAAGAAAGTTATTCCAAATCAGATATACAAAACCAATGGACTGCTACTAACCCTACAAACTGGGGATTTGGATTAAACACAGTTAAATAATGTTTGAACTATCCGAAATAGAATTACAGAGATTAGGGACTCTATTCGTTAACTTCTTCAAACAGAAGTTACAGGAGAAGATATATCCCTATGGTAATCCTCAAAGAGGTGTTGGAGATAAAGTTGCGTCAGGTCAATTATTGAACTCACTCACAGCAACCGTGATGCCGAGACAGAACGGTGGATTCGAACTTGTAATTACCTATATGGATTACTTCCAAAATGTGAATTTAGGAAGAAGACCAGGAAAGGGGATGGTGCCCATACCAGCACTTCTTGATTGGATAAAGCTTAGAAGAATTAAAGGGAGAAATGCAAAAGGAAAATTCATATCCAATCTATCATTAGCGTTCGCTATTAGACAGAACATTTTTAAGTTTGGTATCCGTCCAACCAATATTTATGATAAAGCGTATGACTCATTTGAAGCACTTTTGGAAAACCCACCACAAGAATTTCAAGATGAATACAACGCACTCTATGAAGCAATCGGAAATGATGTAGAGAACTTCATAGCACAAACAGTAAACAAAGAGTTCCCATCAATAATTGACGAATGAGTTTAGATTTAACCATATTACAAAAACCATTAGATGTTACTGAATCACATTCAGACCATACTTGGAATGTTTCCCTCAATGACTATTCAGCATATACAGACATTAGATTGGTTGTTGATGTATACAAGAATCCGTATCAAAATGATATTGGTCCAAATAATCAACAAGGAACAAACCAACAATACGGAAAGTTTGGAAGATTATTAGTTCCATCAAATGAGTTCGGTAACTGTATCTTCAATGTGGAAACAGTTATTAGAAACTTCGTTCAAGCGAATCCAAGAAATATGGATATGGTTATGACTATGACCGCAGGAACAGCACAGAACGACCCCTATCTTGTTGAATACTATAACCAAGCAGGTCTAAACTTTACAGCGAACACATCACAAGCCACAATCGTTAATGAGAGACCCTCCACAGTATCTTTTTCTAACGGTTTTAACGGGGGTTTTCCTGGTTTTGATAACATATATCACATCAACGAATATCGTTTAATTTTCGGGGTGCAATACACTTCTGGTGGGACTTCACAAATCATCATCGATACTACAAATTATAATGTCTATTCAGGTTGGACAGGTCAGAGCATTTCGGTATATTCTGCATCCACCCAACCTTATGGAGTTACAATTTATCCTGGCGTTCAGGACAACAAAAGATTTGCTGTCTCATCGAATCCAAATTTTTCGTATTACTACTCTGGCACAAACTTATCTGGGCAATACAACTACTGGAATACAAAAGTGTTCGACTTCGCAATGAACACAGGGGTCTCCCCACTCAATCAGCCTGGTAGGTTTATGGGAACATTCGGTAATGAAACAATCCCAATGACTTTATTCGGTGGACCAGTTATCCAAACAAGATATAGAACACACTACTACAAGTGTCCAATAGTTCTTGGATTTATGTATGGTGAAAATCAACTCTATAACAACTCAGTTCCTGTTCAGTCAATTTCTTACTTACAGAAAACACTCAATAACACACAATACAATTATGATGTTTTACAATCTGTTCCAATTGACTACACAACAAAACCATTTGGTTTGTACTCATGGTTAGGTCAAAGGATTGCTTACGCTGTATGGAAACAAAACCCATTAATCAGAACACAGAGTGATGTCGCAATCTTCCTATCAAGTGGTGATTGTGACCCTTCATATGTTTCAGGCGTATCTGAGGTTGTTCAATACAAAATGGTTGGTGAAGAATGCTTTAACGACCCTGTGAATTTTTTATTTCTCAATCGTAACGGCGTTTGGGATACATACACATTCACAAAGAAATACTCCAAGAAATATAATGTAGACAAGAAAGTTTATTCTCAATTCAAGACACTTAACACACAAGTTTGGAATAGACAATCATACGACTCACAAGAGACAGTATTTTGGGGTAACGCAGATGAGTTAGTTACTGTGGATTCAAACTTCGTTCAACAAAACGATGTGGATATCATTGAGGAATTATTGATGTCCCCTTATGTTTACATGATAATGGACAACTGGGTTCCTGAGGGTGACCAACAAAAAAATTATCCTTACTTAATACCTTGTGTAGTTCAAAATAAATCTGTTCAAGAATATATTCAAAAGTATGTTAGAATATTCCAATACACAATTGAACTTAAACAGACACCTTATAGAAGATTTGAATTACCAATATAATGAGTTTACAGATTAGAGCATTTGTTCAGGGAGAACCAAAATTTTTAGATTTATACAAGGATGAACCAGTCCTATTGTCTTTATCATTCGCAGAAGTACAAGACATTACAAAAAAGAACTCAGCATTCTCAAAGGGATTCTCAGTTCCTGGTTCACAGAGAAACAATGAGGTATTCAACTTTTTCTATGACCTTAATTCTGTTCCTGTAACATTCGACCCCAACAACAAATTCGATGCTCAACTCTTATGGGATGGATATGAAATCCTACAAGGACATATTAGATTAAATGGTGTATCAATATCCAATGATGAAATCATTTATCAGGTTACATTCTATAATCAGGTTGGGGACTTAGCAGCAAACATTGGAGACAAGTATCTGAGAAACCTTAATCTCTCAGGTATATCACATCCATATCAAGATAGTGTAATCTTAGAATCAATTGTTGACCCGACATTATGGAATCTAACAGGTTCAACAAACTATTCATATCAGAATGGAAAAACATTTTGGGGTCTATACAACATCGGTTATGACTATCTGAGTGGAACAACACTTAATAGTGATGTATCACCACTCATTCAATTCTCACCATTGATATCAGGTACAACAGGTAATCAATTCGTTCCTCAATTTGGAAACTTCGATTTTTCAGGGACTCCTGTTAGAGATTACTATTACAAGCCGACATTACAAATCAAAACTCTATACGAAAAAATCTGTGAAGAAGCAGGTTATGAAATACAGTCCAACTTTTTCAACACAGATTACTTCAAGAAGTATTATATGCCATTGAAATTCTTGGATGAAAGTATCTATGCAAAACAATCATTACCTGCTTGTTTCAGTTATGGTCCACAGGATTTCAATTTAACGAGTGTATTGAATGATGTTTATACAGTTCCAAACTCAGCAACAACTTGTAACGCACTCGGTTTCCCTTTAACAAATACAGGGTTTACAATCGAGGAACAATACGCTGGTATCTATACATTTAGATTTACTTGGTCAATGATTGGTCAATGTGATTATTTTAGTTTTAACATACCACTCGTTAACCTTATGATTGTTGATGGGACAGGTGGTCAAAACTTTTATACAAACTATTGGTGTGATTCAGAAAGACAGGTAGTGTCGTTGGAACAGACATTCAATTTCACAGGAACATCAACTGTTGGGTTCGTATTCAAGGGTGAGTATGCACAAATCTCAGGATTTACAGCACAGATTATCAACGCTCCAAGATTTATTCCAACAGGTTCAACGATTAACTACGCAGAAGAATTCCCTGATAATGACTACACACAAATTGATTTCCTTACATCAGTTAACAAGTATTTCAATCTCGTTGTAGTTCCAAATCCTGATAAGCCGAGAAGTTTAATTGTAGAACCAATCATCGATTATATCGGTAAGGGAAGGACACTCGATTGGACAACAAAGGTTGACTTCAATCAGATACAATCTCTATATCCAACAACATCTCTAATCAATGGAACACTTGATTATGAATTTAAGTTAGACCAAGATTATGCTAACCAAGATTTTAATTCTCGTGCAAACAGAATATTTGGAACAGATAAATTCAAACTGAATCTTCAATATAAAGATGAGGTTACCAAATTTACCTATCTATTCTCATCTCCAATTGATATTACAATTAACAACGCATTCGTTCCCCTAATCACAATTGAGTCAATGTCCAAGTTGAAATCGATTGATAAAGATGGTCAATCACAACAGACATTCGTTCCATTTAAGATATTACCAAAATTAATATTTAGAGGTCTAACATTACCAAATGATAACTATGGATTTGTTGGGGGAACAGGAACAACAACTGGTTCATCTGTTTGTAAATCAGGAATAACATTCACTTTATCAGCACCAAGAACAGTTGAATATTATGATTGTTTTGGAGACCAAAATTTCTTTATAGGAAATACTGGTTCTAATACACTATTGGAATGTGCTGACCCTTCATCTCTTAGAATACCAGCACCACAATTACCTGCAACATTAACAATCACAAGTTCAGGAACAAGTTGTGGAACGATTGTTCAAGACCCTGTATATCAGACCTATTGGATGGATAACAATCAGATAGATAGATTCACCAACCTTAATAGATTTACAACCTATCCATTCGCTTATAATAACTTCTCACACTACATTAATTTTAGAGGTGAGGATAAAACCAATATTACCCCTGCTGAATTCTCATTTGTATCTGAGGACTTATACGACATCTATTACAAACCTTATGTTGATGATTTGATTAACGAAGAAAACAAGATTTATTCTTGTAAGATTTATCTGTATCCACAAGAGATTCAACAACTCAGATGGAATGAAAGAATCCTAATCAACAACACCTATTTTAGAATCAACAGAATCACCAACTACAATATGACCGAACCAACAATATGTGATGTTGAGTTGGTTAAGTTAACAAGAGAATATCCAGGTCATAGAGTTTTATATTATGATTTAATACCTTGTACAACAGGTGGAACAGAACTACATTCAAGTTCTGATTATATGTATAACTTATACGCATACGCAGGAAACTTCGTAAAACTATTTGATGATAACAACACCTATCTTGGATGTTATAATGTCTCAATAGGAACATACAATTCAGGTTATACTTACAATCACTATTATATCAATTCAGCATTCACATTTAACAATGTTGGGGTGTATGTTGATTGTGGTTGCACAGGAAGAACACCATTTGATTTAGTTCAAGAAGAGCCAGGTGAACCAAGATTATTCTGGTATAGAGGAATAGAGTGTAATGGAACAGACGAGTATGTATTTACATCATCAGGTTCATCAATTGATTTGAGTGGAGGAACATTCACACTATACAACTCAACAATATTTGATGAGGTTTGTGTGAGTGGTGTTACAGGATATTTTGCACAAGATACTCTGTGGGAACAGGTGGGACAATTCAGTTCATGTACAGAGTGTTCTTGTGTATTCTGTTTCTCATTTTCAATGACCGCTAATACAACAGGTCTTGTATCTTGGTTGGATTGTGATGGAATCGTATCAGATACATTCCTATTAGCAGGTCAGACATATACAATCAGTTGTCCTGGTGCAAGACCTGGCACTATTACAGGTGATGTTACACTTGATAAAGGACCAGTATGTTTTAATAGTTGTGTTACCCCAACTCCTACTCCGACAATACCAATCACTCCGACACCTACTCCAACATCACCAACACCTACTCCAACTGCAACACCTGAAACTACTCCTACACCAACACCATCAACAGGACTTGTCCCTTGTTACAACTACATCAACAATTCTGACTTCGCTTGGTTTGGTGATTATGTTGATTGCTTGGGTAATGTTGTCCTCAATTGGTATCTACCACCTTATGAATCAATATGTGCTCAGGTTGGTTCACCAATAACTCAAAGTGGAGAAGATTTAGTCCCAATATTTATTTGTTATGGATAATTTTAGTTGCTCACGATATAGTCACAATGAACCTAACTACGGTCCAAAAGTAATCTCAGGAACTACTTGTTCAGGAGTTACTGGTTCATTCACATTGGTGTATGGGGAGTCAATCTGTATGTCCAATGCAGAACCATTGAATGCTTGTGATAATTTTGATATTGAAGAGATATGTGGATTCCCAACACCTACTCCATCAGCAACTCCAATCATTACTCCAACACCAACAATTACTTCTACACAAACTCCTACAAATACTGAAACTCCTACTCAAACGCCTACAAATACACAAACACCCACTACAACTACAACATTAACATCAACTCCAACTCAAACACCTACTAATACTCTTACATCATCGAACACACCAACAAATACTGCTTCACCGACTTATACACCAAGTGTAACACCTACAAACACAAACACACAAACACCTACACATACAACTACTCCAACATATACACCAACTCAAACTATAACTTCAAGTCAAACCCCAACAGTAACACCAACAATCACAACTGTTTGGTATTATTATGAACAATCTAATGTTAGTGATTCAAATTGTAATGCATTATTACCAATAAACACAAATAATTGGTATTTAAGAAGTAATATTATTTTAACTGCTAATTTTTATTGTTACGGTGGTTATGGATTTTCAGGTAGAATTGGAAGCCCTTCGGGATGGATAACATCAACACAACCTGGCAGATATGATTATGAATTAATAAACCCAATACCACAATCAGGTTGCACAAACGGATTGTGTTCCATTGGGATAACCCCAACTCCAAGAACTACAAACACTCCAACACCAACAAACACTCCAACACCAACAAAACCTTAATAGATTATGAGTTGTATAACATATATCAATAATGACGCTAACGGAGTTCCTGTAACAGTATCAGGAACAACTTGTGGTGGTGTGGTCGGGAATTTTATGGTAAATTCTGGTCAAGCAATCTGTATGGATAATGATTTTGAAATCATTACTTGTGGTAATGCTGATATTGGAGCAGAATGTCTTCCACCAGTAACCCCGACACAAACTCCAAGTCAAACAACAACTCCAACACCATCTGTAACTGTTGGATTAACACCTACCGCAACACCTCAGTCAACAACAACACCAACCATAACCCCAAGTCCAACAAGAACTCCTATATCTACTCAGACGCCAACAAGAACTCCTATATCTACTCAGACGCCAACTGGAAGTTCATCAATTACACCAACTCCAACATCTACAATCCCTGTAACCCCAACGATAACATCATCACCAACACCTACCGAAAGTTGTCCTAATACAATTTATACTCATGGGGCAATTTTAGGTACTTGTAGTGATTATTGTAACAACAATTATAATATCACAGTTCAAGATTGTTCAAGTCAACCTTATTCAACTCTAACAATTGGTGATTTCATTTATGGTTATTCGGGTCAAAGTGGATATCTCGCATATTCAAATGTATCAACAGACACATCAACTGGTCCGTTCTTGATTGCGGATATAGATGGTTCAGGTGAAATACTTGGAATCTATGTTTGTTCAGGTGGAAGTTGTATACCTCAATAAAAATAATATTTATAGATATGGACTATACACCAAAAAATATTCGTGAGAATCTTAGTGATTTGAGATTAGTGTTCCCAAGTATCATGAACAACTTAAAGTTCATTAAATTTTTTACCAAGAAATTAGAGAATGGCAAGTAAGAAAAAAATAGAAGTTGATGTTGATATAGAAGTCAACTCCGAACCGTCCCTCAAACAGTTAAGAGAACTCAAAAAACAACTTAAAGAAACTGCCGCTGGTTCAGCAGAGTTCAACAAACTCGTTGCACAAATCAGAGATGTAGAAGACGCACTTGAAGAAAGTAAGGTAGGTGCTGAGGATTGGGCTGGTTCATTGGAGAAAGCGGGTGGTCCATTGGGACTATTGGGTAAGGGGATTAGACAAGCGGAGATTACCTTCTCATCATTCAACACTGCTCTAAAAGCGTCGGTGATTGGTCTCGTTGTTGCGGCTATCGGTGGTCTTGTTGCGGCGTTCAGTCAGAGTGAAGCAGCACAAAAGAAATTACAACCAATCTTCATCGCATTTGAAAAAATCTTAGGTGGTATATTCCGTGCTATGGAGCCGTTACTCGATATTTTTATTGAGTTAGCGATGACCGCTCTCCCCTATGTTACAAAGGGGATTGGAATGTTTTATTCTGGTCTATTTGGTCTATTCACATTTATCAAAAATGTTGGTCAGGGTGTTATCAATATTCTCAAAGGAATATTCACACTTGATTTTGAACAAGCACAAGTAGGTTTTGACCAACTTAAAAACTCTGTTTCAGATGCGGCAGGTGCTGCTCAGGAGGCGTACAAAAGATTCACAGATGGAACTAAGGAGTTAACAAAGACAGAGAAGGAAGAAATTGAAAAAAGAAATGCTGCAAAGAAAACTGAACAAGATGAACAGGACAAGAGGAATAAAGAAGCGTTAGAAAAACAAAAGAAAAATCTTGATGCACAGATACAACTTGAAGTAAACAAAGACAATACCTCAAAAGAAAATCTCAAAAAACTTCTTGATGAAAGAATGAATTTGGAGATGAGAAGTCAGACCATGACTGAGGCAGAGAAAGAACTTTTGAGACAAGAGTATGCCAAAAAGTTGGATGACGCAATAAAAGAAGATGAGACCAAGAGACAAGAAACCGAAAAGAAAAAACTTGAAAGAAGAAGTAGAGAACTCGATGCTCTCATCCAACTTGAAATAGAGAAAACAAATACTTCAACATCAGAACTTCAAACACTCCTTGACCAAAGGATGAATATCGAGTTACAGAATGTTGAACTTACAGAAGCGGAGAAAAATGTAATCCGTGCGAAGTATGCCAAACAACTCGCTGACGCAATCAAGACAGACGAGGACAAAAGAAAAAAAGATAGACAAGACCAATTACTCAATGAACTCTCATTAGTTAGTGATGACTTCGAGAAACAAATACAATTATACGAACAGTTTCAACAAGAAGTTAGAAACTCTGACCAACTGAACGCAGCAGAGAAACTGAAAGTAATTGAGGATACAAACAAAAAAATCCTTGAACTACAACAACAGAGATTTCAACAACAGAGATTACAAGATGAAATAGATTCTCAGGAAGGAGAAATAACACAAATAGATTTACTTCAAAAAGAGAAGGCGAGATTAGACCAAGAAGCACTTTATTACCAAGACCTTCACAACAAGAAAAAAATTACTGATACTCAGTATCTACAATTCGTAAAACAAAACAATCAAGCACAACAAAATGTTGATAAGGCATTGTTGGATGCGAAGATGGCGAATTTCCAAGCAGTATCAGGACTATTGTCCGCAACTGCATCACTCGTAGGAGAACAAACAAAGGCGGGTAAGGCACTCGCAATCGCATCTGCAACAATTGATACCTATGTATCAGCAAACAAGGTACTCGCTGACCCAACCCCAATGCCGACAGTTCTGAGATTCGCTCTTGCGGCAGCAGCAATTGTTCGTGGTCTCGTATCCGTTAAGAAAATTGTTGATACAAAATTACCTGTATCAGGTGGTGGGACAGCAGGTCAACCTGGCGGACAACCATCCAACCAACCTCCTGGTATCATCAATGTTTCAGCAAAGAAAATGGCGACAGGTGGATTCGTTTCAGGACCAGGAACATCAACATCAGATTCAATCCCTGCACTTCTTAGTGATGGGGAGTTTGTTGTTAACGCTCGTTCAACTCAGTTATTCAAACCATTATTAACCGCAATTAATGACGCAGGAGCACTACCACAGTTTGCAGTAGGTGGAATGGTTAAAGGTCAGAATCAACCACAACAAGATAATAGTTCAAGGATTGCGGAAGTAATTCAACAGACATTCCAAAACCAACCAATTAGAACATTCGTAACGGCGACAGATATATCAAATCAACAACAATTTGATAGAGTAATTAAATCTCGTTCGTTGATATAAAAATTGGAACATTTTAATAAAACAAATATTTATAGATAATGAATCCTACTCGTATTATTGAACTTTTTATTGATGATGAGTTCGAGGAAAGTGGTATTGAAGCAATCTCACTTGTATCAAGACCTGCTCACGATGAGCAGTGGATTGCTTTTGGTCACGATGAAGAAGTTGAAAAGTTAGAACCCAAATACAATATTGTATCAGATGACTTCTGTTCACACAACCCAAAATTAGACCAATTAGGAGAACCTTATCATCAATTGATAGATGAGGGTTGGGAAGTAATTAAAGTCGAAAAAATCACACCTATGATGGTTCAGAAGATGAACCAAGAGAGGTTCTCAGAACCCAACGAACCATCATTCTTAGATAATGACCAATATAGAGTTAGATTCAAATATGTAGGTCCAAGAGACCCGAAGAATAGACAATTCTGTTCTGATATGTTATCCATGAATAGAGTTTATAGACAAGAAGATATTGATGAGTTAACTGATTCAGTTGCTAATGAAGAATTTGGTTTCTATAACATCTTTTTGTGGAGAGGTTCATTTAACTGCCGTCACACTTGGGTTAGATTATTATACGCACCGACTGGTAAAATTAGAAACTCAGGTTCATCAACAAGAGGTGTTGAAGATACAAGTGCTCAGTCATCAAATCTTCAACCCGATACAAGAACAGAAACAACAATCAACTCACCAAATCCATCTAAACAATGGAAACCTGGTATGCCAAGAACAGGTCCAAATCTTTTTAAGAAAGATGAAATGGGACTTGAAGATGCTTGTTGGGAAGGATATGAACCAATCGGGACTAAGATTCTTGATGGTAGAGAAGTTCCAAACTGTGTTCCAATTAAGATGACTGAGGATGATTTTGCAGATACAATATCTGACTACCCTGAGGGTGTTAAGAACGCAGCAAAAAGTGCTGTTGAATATGCAGACAAAAACGGATGGGGTTCTTGTGGTACAGGTGTAGGAAAACAGAGAGCATCTCAACTTGCAAAAGGTGAGAACATCTCAGTGGATACATTAAAAAGAATGTATTCATACCTATCAAGACACAAGACAGATTTAACCAAATCAAAATCATATGATGATGGTTGTGGTAAATTGATGTATGATGCGTGGGGTGGTGAAGCAGGACTCAAATGGTCAGAAAGAAAACTGAAACAATTGGAGAAGGAAAAAATGACCTTCGCAGTTGCGGATGAAGACAAACAAATCCTTGTGGGTGCAGCGATGGTGCCAAACAAAATGATTCACAGATACGATGACTTGGGGAATATGTACTATGTATATTTTTCCAAAGCGTCAATCCGTAAAATGGCAGACCGTTTCCTCAAACAGAAACGCACTGACGAAACCTCCATAGAACACAACGGCATTAAGTTAGGTTCAGACAAAGTTTACATTACAGAATCTTGGGTTTCAGAAGACCCTATCAAAGACAAATCAAATATGTATGGTTTTGAACTACCATCAGGAACATGGTTTGTTCAGATGCGAGTTGAGGACAAGAAGATATGGAAATTAGTAAAAGATAATATGTTAACTGGATTTTCCGTAGAAGGATTATTCGGTAACAAATCTGTTTTCTCAAAAGAAGACAAACAAATAAACCAAATAAAGCAAATACTTAAATCAATAACAGATGAATAGTAAACAAGCATTAGACAGGATTATGAAAATCCTAAATCTAACTACACAAAAATTTTATGAAGCGAAAACCGACCAGGGAATTGCAGTTAAAATTGATGGTGAGTTGGAGTTGGGTGCTCCAATCTATGTCGCAACGGATGAGGGTATGATACCCGCTCCCGCTGGAACGCACAAACTCGATGATGGTTCTGAAATCGAAGTTGATGAAGAAGGAAAAGTATCCAAAATTAAAATGGGTGCAATGCCTGACGCAAAACTCGAAGACAAGAAAGAAGAAGAATCAATCAAGGATGAGAATATGTCTGAGAAGTTCGCTGATGTTAAGATGAAAGACGGAAAGGTAGTTAGAGTTGAAGGTGAAGAACCAATGGTTGGTTTGATGGTGAAACTCGTTAACTATGATGGAACTCTTACAGCAATAACAGATGGAGTTTACGAAGCTGAGAATGGAAAGAAAATCAACATTGTTGGTGGTTCTATTCAAGGTGTAGACGAAGCAGATGAATCAGCAGCGGAAAAAGAAGTTGAGGATATGGAAGATGATATGATGTCTGCTGAAGAAGTGGCAGAATTATTCTCTCAAGCACTCAAAAAAATCGAGTCAAAAATTGACCAAATCTCTGCTAAACAAAAAGAACTTGAAGGTAATTTCCAAAAGTTTTCAAGTGAACCAGCAGGTCAAAAAGTGTTCACACAAAAAACAATAAACGAAAACTTCTCGAAAACAGAAGATAAATTAGAGTCATTCAAGAGATTGAAAGCAGCTCTAAACAGAAACTAAACAAAAAATAAAATAGATAATAAAATGAAAAACAAATTATCCAAAATGAAATTTAACTACGATTTGTCGGGCTTGGCAAATTATGTAGACCAACTTTCATCTGATATCATTTCTGAGGCAGTCCTTACACCACAGACCATGAAGTATGTAAATACAATTCCTGGCATAAAGGGGACGCAAAATGTTAACTTACTTTCAGAAACATTAGTAGTACAAACAGGAACAACTTGTGGTTGGGAAAATTCTGGAACAACAACATTTACTGTTGCTCCATTAACAGTTCAAAGTTTGAAAGTTAACACTTCACTTTGTTTACAAACCTTAAATGAAGTATGGTTAGGTCAATATTTGAATGCAGGGTCATACAATGAAAATGCGCCGTTTGAACAGGCGATAATTGATTTGCAGACCCGTCAGATAAAGCGTTATAACGAAGATTTGCTTTGGAATGCAACAAGTGGTTCTTCAACTTTCTCAGGATTCATTGAGTTGGTAAATAACACTGCTGGTGTTGTTAAATTAACTGGTCAAACAGCATTATGTTCTGTAACAGGAGCAACAATTCAAAACAAAGCAGAAAGAGTTCTTGAACAAGTAGATAACATAATCGAAGCGTTAGATAGAAATATCTATTCTCGTGAAGACATTATAATTTTCATGTCCGAGCAGCAATTCAAATGCTATTTGAAGTCGATTCGTCAGGTGAATAACTTCCATTTCACTGAACCAACATTAGGTCAAGTGTATGAAACATTCCATCCTCAAACACAGTATAAAGTTGTAGGCGTGCCGGGCTTAAATGGTTCGAACTTAATCGCAGCAGCACCGCAGCAATATTGGTTAGTTGGCGTTGACCTTATGAGCGACGAAGATACATATCGTAGTTGGTTTTCACTTGATTTTCAAGAAGTCCGCGTGATGGCCGCATGGAAACTGGGCACACAAATTGCGTTTCCGCAGTTTTTTGTAACTAACGGTCTTTAATATTCATAATGATTGGGGTTCGTCCCCAATCATTATTTCAATAAACTAAAAAAATTAAATCAATATAAAATGAGTTGCAATGTAAGTAGTGGAATTGCGTTAGGTTGCCGTGATGTAGTCGGCGGCGTACAAACCATATGGATTACAGACCAAGACAATCTCGCATCCATCACAAAAAACACAGGCGATACAATTACTCAAATCAGTGGAACTGGAAGTTATTACGAATTTCAATTAATTCGTACTTCAAGTCAATATACTGAGACGGTAAATGCGTCACTTGAAAATGGAACTGTGTTCTACACACAAGAATTGGTAACATTTTTCTCTAAGTTAGAACAATCGAAAAGAAATATTTTGAAAACACTTGCTCAATCTCCAAAACTATCAATCGTAATGGAAGATAATACAGGTAAGTACTTTCTGCTTGGCGAAGTATATGGTTCATTCGTGAGTGCTGGTTCATCAGTTACGGGCAAGGCACTGGGCGACGCTCAGGGGTATAATATTACCTTCCAAGCGTTGGAACAGAACCCGATGTGTGAACTGAGTGGTCCTTTATCATCAGTTGTTGCAGGTATCACGGTGGTATCCGCTTAATAAATTTTCTATACAATCACAGGGGGGATTAATACCCCCTTGTGATTATTTTTTATCGAGATGATTCTTCTAAAAACAAACCAATTAAATAAGATTGTTGTAACCGTTTCTCAGAACGCAGAACTTGCGAATCCTGAGTGGTTATTCTCGTTTACACATATCTTCTCAAAAAGAAGAGTAACAATGATTTTATCTAACATCTCAACACATAGAGTTAGATATGACGAGTTTGAATTTATTGAAGGACAAAATCCTGGTGAGATTGCATTTCCTTACACAGGGCAATACAACTATGGAATTTGGGAGCAGCCCGCTGGTAGTGGGAATCTTGACCCAGTGTATGCATACAACCTCGTGGAGTCAGGTATTGCGTTGTTGATTGCACAATCTGCAAACACTACGAATGATTACTTTATGGAATTCATTTCCAATGATGAAGATGATTCCAATATTATATTCGCTCCTGATGAATTAAATCCACCATCACCAACTCCAAGTGTAACTGCGTCTCAAACTGTTACACCAACAATAACTCCATCGAATACACCGACACAACAATTTACTCCGACACCAACTCAAACACCAACTCAAACACCAACGAGAACAGGAACACCTACGCCTACTACAACAACTACATTAACTTCAACGCCAACAAATACTCAAACACCTACACCTACTACTACAACCACATTGACTGCTACCCCTACACAAACTCCTACTAATACTGAAACTCCAACTAACACACCAACAAATACTACAACTCAGACCCAAACT